GAAAAATCCGTGGTTCCTGCCTTACTCACCTTTTGGACATGGTTCTTGCCTGCCAATCTCACTTTTTATGTAATGAAATCAATGTGGTTCCCCCTTATCCTACCTACTCTCTTTATAAGGTATGGAGTGATTAACATAGGTTAAGATATAGTGTATCATATATAAGCGTATAGAGGGGGGTAGAGTCTTTTAGGTAGGATAGGCAGGAACCACGACGAAATTCGGTTGCAAGTAGCTGATAACAAAGGGTTTCACAGGTGCCTATAACCTAGGGGTTTAGTAGGTACAGGCGGGAATCCGAGGGCAAAAGGTGGGATCAACCTAGCGCTTTATGGCGTGTCGCGCTCGTTCGGAGTATTGCGGTTTTTGCGAAAAACAGGAGCTGGCGGAAATGGCAATGAAGGATGAGGTGCGACGCATGCTGTCGCGCATGAAGGACGGCGAGACGCGCCCGTACAAGTCCGCGAGCGGCGTCGCGCTTGGTTCGGTCGCGAGCCTGGTTGCGCTGAACATGGGGCTTGAGATTGAAGTTTGGCGCCACAAGCCGAATGACTGGCGCCTCAAGCGCGTTGGACCTTATCGCGGGATTGGTTCGGAGCATGCGCGTCAGGCTGCGGAGCTGTTGGCGTGAATGAGGTTGCCAAGCATCCCGGCGGAAGGCCGCCATTCGAGCTGCGCCCAGAGGTTATTGATGAGATTTGCGCGCGGATCGCGACAAGCTCGAAAGGGCTTGGCGCCGTTCTCGATCAAATGCGCGCGATGGAGTTTCGCGCCGCCGATGGGTCATTGCTGAGCGTTCCTAGCCTTTCGACTGCGATGCGCCAGCTAGCATCTAATGACGAGTTTAGAGCCCTCTATACTCGCGCAAAAGAGCTACAAGCCGACTACCTGGCGGATGAGACGATCGAGATTGCCGATGAGGCGAACGGCGACGCTGTTCTAGCCTTTAATGCCGATGGCACGCCCTATGCCAAGATGGATGGCAACAACGTTCGGCGCTCCGAGGTCATGATAAAGGCGCGGCAATGGATGGCCGCCAAGCTGAACGCCCGGCGCTACGGCGACAAGGTGGACGTGACCAGTGGAGGAGAGCCATTGCCCGCCCTTGCCCCATTGGCGATTGACCAGAGGGTACAATCCATCCTGGTACTGGCGGCCGAGAGGCGCCGGCTGGAAGCCGAGGCTGCTCGCTTATTGGAATAGAGGAGGGGGGAGGGCTTCAGGGAACGGGGTTCGGGGCCTCCCCTCCCGGCGATTCGATCATTACATCGAATCTACTCAATCCCGATTCCAATTCGCCTTTCCCTTTAGCCTCGTGCTTTTAGTCTTTCCCCAATATCGGAAATCCGATAACGACACCGACGGTCGAATGGCGCCGGGCGGTGGTCCTCAAGCACCGCCCGGCGTTCCGTTACGGGAAATCCCGCAGCGGCAGAAAAGACCCCCACCCCCATTGCAAAAGCCGACCCCCCTCGGTAAAAATCCAAGAGCGACAGGAGCAGCCGCCGGGCCAATGACCACTGCTCCTGTCCACCCCTTGCCATCGCCCGCACAGGCGGCTATAAACCATCTGGTGAAGCAAGGAGCCCGAGCATGACCGACATCGACGACATTCCCGACGTGCCCGCCGCACGGCTGCTCGCCGTCGTCTACCCGCTCCTCGTGCTCGGCAGCGCCATCGGCTGGTGGCTGGCATGACCCCGCAGAGCGAAGCCTATGGGCGGGAGAAACTGCTGGCGCTGGCTGAGAGGGTCGAGGCGCTGACGGAGGCGAGCCGGGAGGTGGATGGTGCAATCGACCGTCTGCTGAACGACCGTCCGAAGGATGGCGACTACGACTCCGCTGAACAGGCCATCTGGCAAGTTCGCGATGGTTGGAGTGGCCTACTTGTTCGGGGCGATGGCTTTGCGCGAGATAGCTTCTCCGCGACTCCGTTCACCGCCTCCATCGACGCCGCGATGACGCTGGTGCCGGAGGGGTGGTGGGCAGAGGTTGGCGCCCGTGGAAGCTATGGAACGGCCCTTCTCGACGGCCACAACGAAGGCTCGACGGTAAGCGAATTCTCGTCAGCAGCCACCCCCGCGCTCGCCCTCACCGCTGCGTGCCTCCGCGCCCGCGCCCTCGCATCGGAGCCCCGCTGATGACCGGCACGATGGTTGAGATCGTCGCCGAGGCGATCAGGACACGGATGCGAGCCGGCGCTTTCGATGATGAGGATATTGCCGTGGCTGCAATCACGGCAATGCGCGACTGCACCGACGAGATGAAGCAGGCCGGCATCGCGAAGGATGACGAACTGGAATGGCTCCAGCAGGATCGGGCGATCCCGCAGATATTCGCGGCCATGATCGACGCGGCGGCAATTGGCGAATGACCGCGACGGCGCACACCATCGTCGAGCGACTGGACCTGACGCTCGACCGCATGCAGGCCGAGGGGATGCAACCCCGGCGCATATATCTGGACGTGCGCGATTACATCGAGTTCGGCAGCCAGAGCGAAGCGCTCAACCCGTCTCGCTTTCGGCACCGAAATGTCGAGGTGGCCGAGGGCAACAGGTCGATCGTCTATTCGCGGCAGGGCGTGGCGCGAGCGGTCATCCGGCCGCGCAAGCCGGTGCATGCGGCGTGATCGCTGGTATTCTCTGTCCGATCTTTGGACATCGCTGGCGATTGCGACGGCCGATTGCAGCCATTCCGTTCGATCAAGGCGGTGCGTATTGCACGCACTGTTATAAATTGTACGGCATCAATTCACCCGAAGCATCTCGAATCACCACGGATAACGGCCTGTGAGGATCAAGCTGATCTTCGCTTGGTATGATCTCTGGATCGGCGTATTTGTGGATCGCCCGAAGCGACGGCTCTACATTTTCCCAATCCCCTGCATTGGGGTTGTAATCCAACTTGAAGGCCGCCCGTGAGCACCGCGCCCGTCACCGAGATCGACCCGAGCACCCTCAGCTTCGAGGATCTCAAGCCCTACCTCACGCCCGAGGAGCAGGCTGAACTCGCGAGCCTGCTCGCCCAGGACGACCGGGTGTTCTACCCGACGCCCGGCCCGCAGATGATGGCCGCGACGACCCCGGCCGACATCATCGGCTACGGCGGCGCGGCCGGCGGCGGCAAGAGCTACCTGATCTGCGGGCTGGCTCTCAGCGAGCACAGTCGGATCGTGATCTTCCGGCAGCACAAGAACCAGACCCGCAAGTTCGTGCAGGACTTCACCAAGATCCTCGGCAATGCCGACGGCTACTCCAGCCAGAACAGCGAGTGGAAGCTGCCGCCACTGCCGGGAAAGAAGCAGGAGCGGCTCGTCGAGTTCGCCGGCCTCGAAGATCCCAATGACCATCAGAAATGGCAGGGCCGCGACCACGACCTGTATTGCTTCGATGAGGCCACGCAGATGCGCGAGTATGACGTGCGCTACACGTCGGGCTGGAACCGCACCGACGATCCCGCCCAGCGCTGCCGGGTGCTGCTGACGTTCAACCCGCCGACCACGGCGGAAGGGCGATGGGTTATCAAGTTCTTCGCGCCGTGGCTCGACCGCACGCACCCGAACCCGGCGAAGGACGGCGAGCTGCGCTGGTTCACCACGATCGGCGGCAACCAGGATTACGAGGTGCCGGACGCCCGGCCGTTCGTGCTCGCCGACGATGGCAGCTTCATCTACGACTTCGACCCCAAGAGCCCCGAGCTTCGGAACATGCCGCAGAAGATCCTCACCCCCAAGAGCCGGACGTTCATCACGGCGCGGGTGAAGGACAACCCCTATTACATGGCGACGGGCTACATCGCGACGCTCCAGGGATTGCCCGAGCCCTTGCGCTCGCAGATGCTCAACGGCGACTTCGGCGCCGGGATGGAGGACGCCGCCAATCAGGTGATCCCGACCGCATGGGTCGAGGAGGCGCAGGCGCGGTGGACCGCCCTGACCACGGCCTCGGACTTCCGCAAGGGGCCGATGGATAGCGTCGGCGTCGACGCGGCGCGCGGCGGCAACATGGGCGGCACCGCCGGCGCGATCGGCCGGGACAAGATGGTGATCGCGCCCCGGCACGGCCGGTTCTTCGACAAGCTGACCACCATCCCCGGCATCGACGTGAACACCGGCATGCTGGCCGCCTCGCAGATTCTCGTGATCCGGCGCGACCAGGCGCCGGTGCATCTCGATGTCGTCAGCATCGGCACGAGCGTTTACGATGCGCTCGGCGAGAACAAGATCCATGTCGTGCCGATCAACGGCCAGGCGCGCAGCGTCGGACTCGACCGCTCCGGCACGCTCAGGTTCGCGAACAAGCGAGCCGAGATCCACTGGCGGCTGCGCGAGGCGCTCGACCCGAACATGCACGAGGAGGCGGATCTGCCCGCCTTGCCGCCCGACCCGGAGCTTCTGGCCGACCTGACGGCGCCGCGCTGGCACCTGTCGGGGCAGGGCATCAGGATCGAGAGCAAGGACGAGATCAAGGCCCGGATCGGGCGCAGCCCCGACAAGGGCGAGGCGGTGATGTACGCGAATGTGGACACGCCGAAGCGAATGATGCACATAGGGTCGCTGCTCGGCGTGCCGCAGCAGTCCGGCGGCTCTTACGAGGAGCAGCGGCTGAAGGAGCTGGAATGATGGATTTCGATGAGTTCCAGAAGGCACACGAGCAGCAGGAGCCTGAGATCAAATGTGTCCGGCTGCCACCGGTCGATGGCATCTACTGGCCCAAGGAGCCGATTTCCACCACCGGCGATCCGAGCGGCGCAGCACCGGCCGAGACGCGCATCGCCGCGCTGGAGGCTCAGGTCGTCACCCTCACCGCACAGGTCGAGGCCCTCGCCAACCACCTCTCGCAATTCGCCGAGCGTCAGCTTGAGATGAAGAAGGCCCTGCTCGCCGCCGGCGCCTTCGAGAAGAAGTCGGCGATCATCATGCCGGGGAGGCCGAATTGACCGAGCCCACGACCATGCCGCCTGCGAAGGAGGCCAGCTACGCGCCTTCAGTGCCGCAGCAGATCAAGGATTTGGAGAAGCGGATCGCAGCCGCTGAAGCCCGCATGGCCGAGTTCGGAAATCAAATTGTTCGACTTCAAAGCGAAGTGGACCCGGATTGATGTGCCCGCCGAAAACCCCGAAGGTCGAGAAGATCCCCGAGCGCCAGCCTTCGCGGCTGCCGGATAACGGCGACCCGGCCGTGCGCGAAGGGCTCAAGCGCAAGCGCAACGCGATGTCGTCGATGATCTTCACCCGGCAGGCAGGGCTCGGCGCTCCGAGCGTGTCGGGCCTTGGCGTGACCGGCGGCTGATGGCCCTCGACGGACCCCGCCAGTTCACGTTCCGCGAGCGCTGCAACCAGCGCTTCCAGAGCATGCAGGCGCTGCGCAAGCCCTACGAGATGGACTATGACGAGATCGCGCGGCTGGCCCTGCCGTCGCGCTCGTCCTTCCTCGGCAACAACACGCGCAATATCAAGCGGCGGGCGAACACGTCGAAGCAGGACACCGCCGGTCGGTTGGCTGGGCGCACGCTGGTCAACGGCATGTCCACCGGCATGTCGTCCAGCGCCCGGCCGTGGATGAAGGCGACCACGCCTGATCCCGACCTCGCCGAGTTCGGCCCGGTCAAGGAGTGGCTCGCCCACGTCCAGACCGAAATCTACAACCTGTTCGCGACCACCAACTATTACGAGGCGAACAAGGTCGCCTATGCCCAGCTCGGGCACATGGGCACGGCCTGCAATTTCGGCATCGAGCATCCGAGCTATCTCGCGGTGTGGCATGCGATGGAGGCCGGCGAATACTGGTTGAGCCAGGACGACGGGCTTCGGGTCGACGGCTGCGCGCGGCGCATCCTGATGACGGTGCAGAACGCCGTCCACCGCTTCGAGTGGCGCAAGCTGTCGAACATCGTCCAGAACGCCTACAATCGGGGCGACGTGCACATGCTCGCGCCGTTCGTGAATCTGGTCGAGTTCAACCGCGATCGCGATGCCCGCTACTTCGACGTGACGAACAAGCCGTGGCGGTCGATCTGGTGGGAGGAGGGCAACACCTCCATCCGCGACGATAGCATTCTGGAGATCAAGGGCTATGACAGCAAGCCGTTCAGCGCCCCGCGCTGGGAGACGACCGGCGCCCAGGTCTATTCCGACACCGCCCCGGCTTACGATGCTTTGCCTGATCTGCGTGAGCTTGAACTTGTTGCGCGACGCATGGGGCGCGGCATGGATAATCTGGTCAAGCCTGCGCTGAACGTCCCTGCCGGACTACAACAGACTCCTATCAGCGTCGATCCCGGCAGCCTGAACTTCATCAATGAGTTGCAAGGCAGGGTCGAGCCGACGATCCGGCCCGATCCCAATGTGCTGATCGCGCTGGAGCGCCGGCAGGATTTCCTCACCAAGCGCGTCGAGAAGATCATGTACGCCGATCTGTGGATGGCGATCACCGACATGGAGGGCATCCAGCCCAAGAACGAGCAGGAGCTTTTCTTCCGCAACGAGGAGAAGCTGACGCAGCTCGGGCCGGTCGTTGATCGCGTCAACATCGAGAAGCTCGAAGTCGACATCGACCGGGCCTACACGATCCTCGACAACCTCGGCCGCATCCGCCCGGCGCCGCCCGAGCTGGCGCGTACCGGCATCCAGATCCAGTTCACGTCGATCCTGGCGCAAGCACAGCAGGCGGCGCAGAACACGCAGATCGAGCGCGCCGCCCGGTTCGTCGGCTTCATCGCCGGCCTCTATCCCGAGGCCGCGCTGAAGTTCGACGCCGAGCAGGCGATCGACGAGTATGCGATCAACTCCGGCACCAACCCGAAGATCATCCGCACCGACGAGATCGTGGCGAAGATGAAGGCCGAGCTTCAGGCCCAGCACCC